TAGTGGTTCACCTTCGCCACCGACCATAATACTCTTCACACCATTATTAGCAGCAGATTTTACAAACTTAAACAATACATTTTTATCTATATTAGGACCACTATATCCCATATAATTAACACAACAGAACGTACAACGATGGTTACAATGTCCAGATGGTGAAACTTCTATATAGATAGGATATATATCATTTCCATCTATCCAATCAACAACTCTATGAGGATGAAATATTAATTTATGCGAATCTATTCTAAACTCGTCGTTCATGGAATCCACCAAAAGTAATCTCCCACGTATCCCTCTTCTTCAAATAATTTCTTCCACTCATCAACATGTAAAACTGTCTCAGCAGTTAATACCCAATCAGAAAGTCGTTGTTTCTCATCATCGTTACGATACGCATCTACCATTATAAAAGCTTTTTTTCCAATTCTTTGTATTTCTCTTACAGCTTCACGACATTCTTGTTCTTTTAAATTATGTATTGTATTTATGCTTATAACTAAGTCGAATTGTTTATCACCGACTCCTCTCAAAAACTTTGGTACTCTGCCAACATAAATATGAGGTTTAACTGGTGGGGGGCTACAATCAGCAGCATACTGAGATATATCCACACCAAATACCTTCAACTGTGGTTCAACCTGTAAAAAATCATATAGTAAGTAGCCTTTTGCACATCCACAATCTAAAACTCTAGATTTAGATGATAAACGATAATATTCTATAAACCTTTTAGCTACTGATAACCATCTACCATCATAAATATAACCATCATAGCTAACTCCCTTCATATCAAAATATTCCCACCCAAACTTTTTTGCTAATGCTATACGTTCTGGAGTTTTAGTATGTAATCTTTCCTTAGTATCTCTATTTCTTTGTGGTAAACTGTCTAATAAATTTATTTCCATTATCCTAATAAATCTCCGTAAGTTTCTATCATAAAACTGGCAACCTTTTCCTTAAGAGATTCCCATTCTTCGTTTAAGCTATCACCGTGAATATATAAATTATTTTTCAAATTCTCGTGCATATGTTTTAATGCCCATTTAATAGCCCATTCTTTAATTTCTGCTTTGGTTAAATTTGTACCTGGTTTAGGATGAATCTGATTTCCACTATCTATTTGTACTATAGTACCAATAGGGGGTAAAGGTTCTGGTATTGTTGTATCAACATCTATAATCATAGCCACATCAGAATCAGTAATAACATAATAATCATCTTTAGAAAATTGCTCGGAAAGATAAAGCCCATGATCTAAAGCTACATCAGAACGAACTACAGGTATCCTTGTAAAGTATATTGGATGCATCTGTGTTGCTCTCATAATGAAACCACTATCCTTAAACTTCCAATAAAACTGTGATGGAATATACCCCTTAGTTGTAACTATGTAGTTAGTATAAATATCATCGTCCATACAATGCCTTATAAATCTAGGATGAAGATGTCTAAGACTTAATTTAACTAAACTACCAGCAGAATAATCACAATCTTTTAAATATGATTTTATATTGTAAGTTACTCTATAAGCAGGCGCAAAAAATACTTTTTTTCCAGTACTATTAGCTAAATTTAAAAGATTGTATAGCATATTGATAGGATATAAACTATCTGCTTGTAAAATAGAAGCATCTGTTCCCTCAACTCCTGCCGTTCTTAATGCCTCAGAATGAACAACTTGTTGATCGTACCTGCCACCAATGTTTCTACTCAATACTTTAAATTTTGAAATACCCCCTAGAATATTATTTACTTTATCAAAATCTGCTGTAGAGGTGTAAAAACAATACTCGTAATCAGCATCTTCTATTTTTTTCAAACAAGCTAAATGGTTAGGTAAAATATAATCAAAATAATTTTTTAAATACAATTCTCCCCAAGCCGTTGAGGTAAATACAACTTTACGCATGTTTTACTCCTATACCAACACCAAATAGATAATGAGCCATTGGATAAAATCCTGTATGAACAACCTCATCATTCATAGAAAATAAAAACACATTATTAAAATATTTACTCATCAAGTCTCTTAATTCTTGATGTCCTTTTAAATTTATATGACGTGTTCTACTTTTTTCAGTAGCAAAAGGACTAGCAGTAATGTTGGGAGTACCAATAATATACACGCCATCATCCCTTAAACACCTAATACTGTTCTCCATAAAATCATTTTCTAATAAAGGATTTATGTGTTCAATAACATCTATAGCAAAAGCCCCATCAAACTTATAATCACCACAATAAATACATGAATCACAAATATCGTGTTGAACAAACGATACATTATTAGTTTTTAATAATTTTCTATTACTGTCTATAATTTCACCATCAATATCTATTGCTACTACAATATTGGAATTCTGTGCAACTATTGGTGTTCCAAAAGCGTCTCCGCAACCTATTTCCAATATATTTTGTTTTCCCTCTAATATCTTAGAACAAAATTTATACCTAGCCAATACAAAACACAGATGTTTTGGATCGTTTAATAAACTATACGAGGTTTCAGGTCCTAAAGAAATACAATCTCCTTGTTTCAATCTACAAACCCTCCAAACGTTTCTATTACAAATTTATCAGATGCTGAGTCTGTTATTTTCCACTCGTCTGTCAAGTCTTCACTATGAATATAAGATTTATATTTCATTAATTCTCTCAAAACACTATGCATTTGACCTTGACAATAAGGAAGTATTTCCCCTTTTGTTGGGTTTAAGTGATATCCAGTAAGATCTGATACTTTTCTAGCAGGATCTAAATCTATATCTATTGTTGCGGCAATATCTGAATCTGTAATCACATAAACATCCTTACGTGAAAACTCTTTTGAAAGATATGTACTTTGGTCTATTGTATAATTAGCATATGTTACAGATGGGTTCCTAAAAAATATTGGATGCATATGAAACGTTCTAATTAAAAATCCACTATCATTAAACTTCCAACAAAAGGTTGTATAATATTGTGTACTATAGTTTTCCATAAAATGCCGAACAAACTTAGGATGAAGACATTTCATGCTCAATCTAACTAGGTTTCTTGAAGAATAATTACGGTCTTTAAGGTGTGGTACTATATCAGGGGTTACTCTATACGGAGGGATAAAGAATATATTATTATCTACAGTTTCTGATAATTTTAGTATATTAGAAAACGTATTAACAGGATATATACAATCTGCACTTAAAATAAATATAGAAGCATTTTCAGATAATGCTTGCTTCATACTTAAAGTCTGTATTACTCCCAAACCATACCCTTGAAAGCCACCAGGTTGAGATATTACTTTAACGTTGGGTAGTTGTAATTGGTTTGATATAGTTGATTTAGTAGATGATTGCATTACCATTCGTGAACCAGCACTATGATTGGTTGCAACAGTGCCCAATATTCCACGAATCATTGGACTACCTTTTGTATAATAAATCAGTTCCACATCAATTTTAAACACGCCTTGATTTGGGAACGATATCATTTCGTTTCTACCATGAATATCCCCATCAGACATATTATAATCGCGGGCTAAATAATCAATATTAGAGCTGTCAACATAATCAATCACAGATTCTACTGTTGGTGTAAGTGTCGCCTTATGCATATCTTCGCTGTCGGTATAAAAACAATACTCATAATCTACTTTACCATCAAAATCTTCATCTATTTGTTTTAAACAAGCCATATGATTAGGGTATATATAATCTATGTAATTCTTTATAAAAATATTTCCCCAGGCCCCGCAAGCCAAAATAATTTTCTTCATGATTTATACACATACTCTAAAGATTTATCCTTTATAATATCCCAATCTTTATCTATCCAATTAATTACACTTAATAACCCATCATTTATTCCTATAGTTGGACGCCAATGTAATTCACTGTGAGATTTATCACAATTTATAGCATATTCATCATCTTTACCTAATCTATCTGGTCCAACAGTAACTAAAGAATCAAAATCATAATTCATTAATTCACAAATTTTGACTACTAAATTCTTAATAGACAAATAATTCAAACTAGAAAAATGGTAAATGTGTCCATTATCACCATCTGTTATAAGTTTTTGTATCCCAACCATTAAATCAGAAACATGTAGAAAATATCTTTTAGATGTTCCGCCGCCATCTAGAGTTAGCTTCTCTCCTTTTTTAATTTTTATTATTGTTTTGGGAATAATTCTATATAATTGTTGATAAGGACCATAAATATTAGCTGTTCGTGCCATAACCACTGGAAACTTAAATCTATAATTTACCATATGAAGATACATATCAAAAGCTGCTTTAGAAGCACCATACGGAGTTGTAGGATTATAGTTCCTTGATTCTCTAAAAGAATTACTTATATTACCATATACTTCTGGAGTCGATATCTGAACAAACTTATTTAAATAATCTTTATTCAATAAATGTTTCACTAATTTAACTAATGCAACTGTATTTGTTTCAAAATAGTCACTAGGATAATCCCAACTAGGGGCAACCATACATTGTGCAATATAGTTTACTATAATATTAGGTCTAAACTCATCTATAACATTTGCAACACTATCAAAATCAGTATTTATATCTTTTTGTACAAATCTAAAATTGTAGGTGATCGCATTAATATTAGACCTACTTATACCCATAACCTCATAACCATCTTGAGCTAAATAATTTACATTATGCAATCCGAGAAACGAATTACTACCAAGAACTAATGCCTTACTCTTTATCATAAAAATCCCTCACCTCTACTAATATTGTAGACTTGTCCGAATTTAACGCTTTCTCATATGCTGGAACTATTTCACTAGTTTCATTAAGTTTAACTAAATCTATATTTGTTAAAGCATGACTTATAACCTCAGTATGATCCATATGATGTTGAGGTCCAGAATTCAGCGGTTTTACGTTTCCTACTATAGCTCTAACAATAACCTTTGGTTTGAATTGACCAAAAGACATTTCTTCCATTTTATCCAAATGATTAACTAATTGATTCATAGCGAGAATCAAAAAATCCATTCTCATATAAATAGTTACTGGAATAAACCCCATTAACGAAAGCCCAGTACTAAGCCCAAGTTGGACGTCTTCAAATATTGGCACCTCCAATTTCCTTCCTATTGGTATATGTTCTAGAGTTCCATAAATACATCCCCAATAATTTATTGACTGACCTATAAATATTACCTTATCATTGTCTGAACAAATACTCATTGCTTTTATTATTTCATCTTTATACATTTTAAAACCTCACCCACTCTCCAGTTCCAACATGCGGCCAGACTCTCGCATATTTATACCTAATAACATCTGGTTCGCCTTTTTCTAATCCCCAGGTTTCCTGTGTTGGTGTGTCACAACTAAATCCATTGTCTTCTACTACAAAAGTAATGGGTAACCCATGTCTCGCAGCATACTTAGTACACTCGTGGAAAACTCCCATTTCTGCTCCCATATCTCCAACAAATGACCACACATGGTTAGTTCCTCCGTTCATCTTTATACCTAAAGCGACACCTAGAGCTATGGGTACACTGCCACAAACTATAGAAGAAGCTACAAAATTATAATCCTTAAAACACAAATGCATTGAATGTTCATTTATAATTTCCTGTTTAACTCTTTCAGGTGGAATTCCTTTTAGAAGAGCGTGTAGGTGTGACCTATGAGAGGAAAACACCCAATCTTCTGGTTTAATATTCTTAAATATTTCTATTAACTGCTCTTCATTTGCTCCTGCTAGGTGAACTGGGCATCTTATTTTCTTTGCAAGAAATAAGTCCTTTATTTCATTTTCAAAATCAATCAACTCTTTGGCTTCCATTGATCCTCCTTTCCAATGAGAACATTCATCAATCTATACAATTCTGATTTAGTTACGCTATATTTATTTCCTGGATAACTACATGTGATAGCTCCAGCTATATTACCAACAAATCCTGCTACTTCTATGGGAGCATCTAAACATATTAAAGGTGCAGATAAAGATAAAAAAGCATCTCCTGCGCCGACGCTATCTACTAATTTAGTTGCAAAACTAGGTATTACCATGTTACCAAAAGTATCTCCCACAACACATCCCTTATACCCTGTAGTAATTATAATCTCAATACCACTAAACTCTTTGTTTATTATGTAGTTCAAATCTTCGTATCTATCATACTTATCATGTACAGCACATCTAAGTTCGTCTTCATTTAAACATACATATACCCCAGATTTCCTGTCCCAATACTTACGTAATGAATTATATAATCTCTTTTTAGTGTTTATCGCTAAAAATTTAGCTTTGCTTTTAATATCCTCTCTAAAAAGTTTGGTGAACATACCGTGTCCATAATCAACCACAATAACTAAATCATAAGCAGAAAAATCAGGATCAACTTCATTTACTTCTCCGATATAATAAGAATCAAATAACTTATAATCTTCATCTATATAACTTCTTTTAACAATAGTTTGTCCATACATTACATCTACGTTTTGAGAGAAATTGCTAAGATGATTACCAACTGCCCAAGATCCGCCGTCGTATTTTTCTAGTTTTTTCTCAATAAAAATACCATCTACACAATTACCATATTGATATTCATCAACAAATTTTTCTCCTAACACTAAAATATTAAGCAAGTTAATCTTTTCTATGTATTCTCTTATATAGTCAAAAGAATAATTAAAACTATGTAGAAACTCTCTTACTGATTCTGAATAAGATTCTCTAGAAATAATCATAGTAGAACTAGTAGTAAGCTCGTTGGTAAAAATAATTCTACTGCCCACTTTTAAAGCTGCTGCATTTTCTCCTAAAACTCTAATATCGTCAGGACTACTGTATTCATTTCCTCTTACTAACACATCTGGTTTTAACATTAATACGGTATCTTCGTTTGTTAACCATCTGTTAATAGCTACATAATCAACACAACTAAACTCCGAAATAAGTTCTGCTCTAAGATCTTGATTAAATATTGGTCTATTAGGTTTGTTTACATATTTATCCTGAGTAATCATAACTACTAATATATCACCATATGTTTTAGCTTTTTCTAGATGTCTTTTATGTCCTATATGTATTACATCAAAGACGCCAGGACATAACACTATTTTTTTATGACCATCACTTAACGAATCCCTTGTTTGTTTAATTATGTTTAAAAGCTCGTCTAAAGAAACTACTTTTCCCATTTATTATTAATCCTCAAATAAATTTCTAATAAACAACCGTTACCGCTTGGAGTGACTAATACTTGTTTTGCTGCTGTTTTAACTATATTAGGAGAATCTGATGGACAAAAAGACATTTTAGCAATTTTTAATAAGTCTATATCATCTAAACTGTCGCCAACATACATAATATTACTTAAAACAAACCTATCAGATACAAAAGGGGCTTTATGTAGTACTGGTACACTGTAAAACTCTGCTCCCCACTCTTTCGCCCTTAAAGTAATAATCTCAGGATATGTTGTAGAACTTATTATTATTGGTATTATACCATCTTGTAAAAAAAGTTTTATAGCTAAAGAATCTTTAGCATTAAAAGTTATAAGTTCTTTACCGTTCTTACTATAATAATATTTACCATCTGTTAATACGCCATCACAATCAGAAATTAAATAATTTATCATCTTTGTACCCGTATTCCTTGACCAACATGAAACCTGCTTATAGCAAGAGTTTTACCTATTGGATAGACACCAAACTTGTTGGCTAATTTCTCTATAAATAAACCATCACATATCTCATACTTTTCACGAATTATTGGCATATATGGTTCCTCTATCTCTTTCAAAGAATCTGTTCTAACAAAAATAAAATGTCCACCGATGGCACATACTGGAGAATGCACTTTATCATAAATAGTTAATGGAGATCTGTTACCAAAATGATGAACTGACCATTGACCAGAACTTCCTACACTACTAAGTGTATTTTTAACCTCGTCATTCTCTTTAACTATTAAAGATGGACCATCTTCCCAATTAAGCCAATATTGACCATAATAGCAAGCTTTTCTTCCAGACTTTTCTGCAAACCTATACGACTCTTCAAAACAACTAGGAAGTAAAATATCGTCATCGCTAATCATACAAAAATATTTAGAGGTTACTAATTTAATATATTTATTAAATAATTTTAATACTAAACAATCAGCGCGTTCTTCTATCGTTGGATTTTCGTAAAATAATTTTATTCTTTTATCATCATAAGATTCTAATAAAGATCTAGTTAAATCGTCATTACTGTTATCTATAATCATTAATTCAAAATCGGAAAATGTTTGTTGTAAAATGCTAGATATAGTTTGTTTAACCAATACTGGTCTATTATATGACCATAATAGCATTGATATTTCTGACATTTATACTCTCACCCGAACAGGCAGAAAGGAGCGCCACCTTTCATAGAATCTAATATGCGCTAATGGAAATGCCTCTGATGGGGGATTATTATCTTTATCATAAATAGCAGAATTTCCACGCCCACCATCTTTATGTTCACACGAAACATTAACTACTATATTTTTATAACCAGCTTTAATACTTTCCAAACATATATTATTATCATACATCCAAAAACCAAAATCATCACTAAAACCGTTATTAACTTCTAAAAATTTTCTATTTAATATAAGAATATAACCGTCTAATACTACTATTGGTTCCCATTCAGTAGTCATTCTCTTTCCATGAGCTTCCGCATTAACCATATTAGACATAAATCCTATTCTAATTAATTGATCAACCCTATATGAAGATCTATAAATATCATCGGTACCTATTCCAGTTGCTCCACCAAATCCTATTATACCTATATTATCATTACAATATTTTCTTACCTTAATATCCCAACCATCTTCATAAATAAGAAGATCGTTATGGAGAATAGCTATAAAATCTCCCTTCGCCGCTCTCCAAGCCTGATTATAAGCCATAGGAATACCAACATTATAAGTATTATCTATTTTGGTAACGTTTTTTAACTGTGGTGGTATATAGTCTAAACCTTGGTTATATTCTAATCCTGCACCATTATCAACTATTACTAAATCATAATCTGATTCTGTATTTTTTAATATATTATGAAGGGTACCACTCTGTATATGATTATCGTTAGGGGTTACTATTGCAACACTAAATAACATTAAAACACCTCGCTTACCTTTCTTATAATGCTTAACTCTGCATCCCTTGTTGATATTTTAATATTATTATCAGTATCAAATGGAATAGTAAATGTTTCACTTCCTACTTGCCCGCCCCATTTTCTAATATAATATCGTCTATTTCTTTCAAATGTACGTCTATTTAAATCTCCTGCTCCACCCTCGTAAATAGTCCTACTCCAAAAGTGATAAAATATAGCAGACAATACGGTCCCATATTTTATATTTAAAAGATCACAACGTCTAGCATAATCATTATCCTCAAAATATGCAGGATACAGATTAACATCATAATATCCTACTTTGTCAAAAACTGATTTTTTTCTTATGAGACAACTATGATTCATTCCACCTTTAGTATATTCAAGTTTATCATATTTTGGCTCATCAAAAGAAAACTTATATTTAAATTCACGTAGTACGTCTGCGTTAGTGTCTAATACCTCTTTATTTAATATTTCATTACCACACAACATATCATAATCTGTTTCTAACATAGTTTTAACCATATGATTTATACTTTCTGGACGAAAAACTATATCATTACCGCACCACAAAAGTAAGTTATCTTCTTTTTTAAATGCGTAGTCCATAGCATCGTTATAAGCATAACCAAATCCCATATTAAAATCATAACGTCTATGATTATAGTTATTCTCTGTTAACCACTTATGAGTTTCGTCTGTAGAACCATTATCAACTATAAATATTTCATAAGGATATGAACACTTTATAGACTCTAAAAATAATTTAGTATATTTTATATTGTTGTATACGGCGCAACCAACTATTAACATATTACTCCTTACCTTTTTCTGTTTTCTTTTTCTCCTCTTTTTTAGGTGATGCTGGTTTGGCTTGTGGTTGTCCTTGTGGATTTCCTGGTTGACCTTGTGGTTTACCAATTTGTGGTGAAGAATAAGGCATAGGAGGAGCTTCTTCCAAACCATACTCTTCTATTTTCTCTTGTTCGTCTTTCTTTCTCTCATACTCAGTATCAATATCGTAACCAAAAGCTTCAAGTCTAGATGTTCTAGATAAAGAACCTTCCTGATATAAGAATTGACCAATTTGAGACAAATCAAGAATTCTGTATATTTTCATAGGCTCAAACCTCGGAATAGCAGTGTGGGAAAATTTGTTTTTCTCTTTAATCTCTTTATATAAATCAATGGTCCAATCTACTAATTTGTCTCTAATTGCTTCCATAGTAGCTGTAGGAGAAGATGTAGCAAAATCTGAACCGCCAGCAACATTAGACCTTATAGTTTCTCCAGTTATCAATGTTCTTGGAAATCCAAATGCGGCGATAATATCGTCATCTATTTCACGATATTTATCATTGTTTAACATTGCTGTAGTGTCTGGGAATATCCACTGTATTTTTAAAGTGTGATTTGCAAATAGTTGATATATCCTTTCGGTTTCGCCAGATATCATATTCTTATAATTCATTTGAGTTCTTATTACATCAAAATCTTCCTCGTCAGTAGTTGGAAAGAGATCACTACCTAACTGTACCAATTGAATTGCCGCTGTTACCCTAGCAGCAATAGAATAATCCATTTTACGTATATTACGTTTATGTATTAAAGACTCTAAAGCATTACTCATATACGGTACTGGATACGGGTCTTCTGGTAATGTTCTTCCTAAGATTGGTCTGACGTCAGTAAGCTCTATATCTACTCTAGTTCCCTTAGACTCTTTTATTCTATCAATAAATTCTTTATAATTATCTACTAAAGCTTGATAAGTTTCTTTATCGTAAGTACCGTCTTTTCTTTTTCCCCCACTCTTAATAAAATTAACTAACTCCTGATCAATAGTCACATAATAATATCTTTTGTTTGGTATTACTGATTTCTCAACTCTAATAGTAGCTGGATCTCTAAACCAAATGTTGTCAGGAACCCAAACTCTCCTTCTTGAATCCAGTTTAGGGTGGACTTCATCACCTGGTTTCTTTACCCACTCATATTGTGGTATTACTAATCCAGATAAGAGATATTCTAAACAAACATCTCTATAGAAATTTTGTAATTTATCAGTTAGTGCGTCATAAACATAAAATTCTTCGTTTGTACAATCGCTTTGTCTATTTCTCATTTCAGAAATAGCCATGTCTACAATTTTGTTCACGACAGATGCAGCTATAGGATCGCGCCTGTAGAAGAATCTACAAATATTAATTAGTCTTTTATAATCTTTGGGGATCTCCATTTTATCTACATCACCAGTAACTTGTAAACTATTTACCCCCCAAGGACTAGTAAAACCAACTGTCCAAGGATCAACTATTTGAGTAACCTGTGCTCTTGCAAGCTTAGTTGTTTTTTTCTCTACCATGTTTTACCTCTTTTTTAGGGTGACTATATTCCATCCACCCTTAGCAAGTTCAGAATATTTTCTCGTAGGATTTGGTTTTTCTGGTGAGAAGTAATTATAATAATAACCATAAACCCACGTTAATAACGATGCTAAAATATGATCCTCACCTTTTTGTCCGCCTTGTGGAGAATATACAAAATATTTAGGCTGGCCTAACATATCCCTAGTAAACCCCACTCTCTCCAGTTCCGATATTACTTCATCATCTTGTTCAGATAAAACAATTATTTGATCATTCTGCAACCACTTCTGCAATTGTGAAATAGTAAATTTCCTGACTCGCTCTTTTACTTCTGAACCATCTTCATTGTAACCAGTAATTACTATACCTTGAAAATCTACCATTACAAGTCTTTTGAACATATTAGGTTGATTCTCTTGTATAAACTGAGATACTGCTAGTCCGCTCGAACCAGCATCCATAGCAATCATATTAAATCTGTATATTTTATCTAACCAATCTATAATTCTAGCTTGAATTGGATATTTTATTCTTCTTAGCTCAAACCTAGCAAACTCACGCCACACATTACTTTTTTGATATAGGATAGTAAGCATTGTTGGTTCGGCACTAAATCCCATATCTGCTCCAAGGCAAATTAAATCATTAGACGGTGGTTCTGGGGCAGATAATAATTCGTTAAACTTTCCTCCTTGTGCCTCAAGTGAAATGTTGTTAAGTAAAGATACTGCCACAGGATAGTTTTCTATTTTCATTAGTTTCCTATCAAAAACAGAAAAGGCGGGAGAACCGTGTTGACCTAATACAAGATGAACATAGTCGTCACCGTCCGATCCACCATACTGTTTTAAATCTGTAGTTTGTTGCTCTTTAGTATATCTTGGACTTTCTATACGTGATACATTATGCTTAGAGAATTTTTTATCTGTCTGATCTACTTCATATAATACATTCTTTTCTCTTAGACCATTAGGTACTCCGCTAACCCATAATTTAAATCCCTCGTCCCATGTTGTTAATACCTGCATAAGAGAATTCCACGCTGCATAGCTAAATACTTGACCTTCGTCGACGTAGATACAAGGACAGTGTAATCCTATAATATTAGAGTCAGCAGTAGAACCAATAATTCTACATCGTATCATGGCCCCATTTAATAATTTAATTTCGTGTTGTGAAAAATTAATACTGTTTTTATCAATAAAATATTTTAATAATGGATGCCGACGGAAGAATTTGGTAAGTCTTAGAAAAACAGGTTCAAGCTGAGAGTTTTTAGTATTAATGTCATTTGCGAAATAATTATTATTGTTTTTAGTTTCTATGTGGTAAAACGTTCCACCAGTTTTCTTTGTATCTACTTTAATAACTCTAATGTGGGGTAATGATTTATTAACTTCTGGTAGCATATTACCACCAACTGTTAAAATCTTATAACTCATACACGGTATGATATATGGTTTAATTATATTTACAAACTTATCAAACTCCTCTTTATTAATTACCAACTGAAACCATTTCCTATCTTTTCTTACTTCAAATTTTACACCAAACTTATTAAAAATATAAGAAGATAATAAATTATTTTCTTCTTCGGTAAAAGAATGTGTTGCTATAGAGCCTCTATTATTACCATCATCCATATACCAAACAGCTAAACTAAAAGGTGTCAATTTGTCTAACCATTGTTTAGTAATAGTCTTTTTTCCACTAACATAGCAATCATCATAAATACATAATAAATCTCTAATTGATTGAGTATTAAATCTTCCCATATAAGACTCTTTACCAAAACTGTTTTGTGTATAATATTTCGGAGGAGATTTGCATATATCCTTTAATATACTATATTTATGTTCGAGGTATTCCATTTGCTTAATACAATGACTAAAACTAACTCTAGAGCCGCTGCTAAACTTGACTGCGCCAGCATCGCCTAATAATGATCCATAAATCAACTCTCGTTGAATATTATTTATAGGCTTTTCTCTAGTTCTGACACCGAATTTCCTTAGATGTTTTTTAGTTTTGTTAATAGTACTGTTTGTTTTTTTGGAAATTTGCTTATATGTGTACCCATTAAGAAACATCTCTAAAATAACCTTATCAAAATTTGACCTTGGTTCCCTTAAAAATCCTCTAATAAAATCTCCAACACTTAAATTTTTAGCTTTTACAATATTACCATCACTTATTTTCCATTTATGATTATCCGAACATATTACATATCTACCATTAGAAAATGAAACCTTTATGGGAGACTTTACTATACTAGTATCGACGCCGACCACCTCATCATCTTCTACACAATAATTATCATAGTTATAAGATAACACTTTATCACCAACCTTAATATCTTTTATTAGCTTAGTACTATTATCAGACATTGTGATTAAAGTATCTCCGCGCAGACATTTATTTTGAACTACAAACAATACTTCATTTTCACTAGCTTTATTATATTTTCCAGACACAACATCGTATATTAGACGTGTTTCTAGCACTACAGTTTTTCCTGTCGATCTTCCAGTACAGGCACTAATATAATTAGAGTTATCTAATAACATCTTTTTCTGATAGTTATCAAACTCCCACGTCTTATCGTCTGGATTGTCCTCTGCAGCAGAACGAATAAATTCTCCAAACCATACTGGATCTTCTATTAATTCTAATACTGCTATATCATCATCATCAATTTGTTTTCGTTCTCTCATTTATCTCCACAGGTTTATGACAATTTGGGCATTCTATAAATATTGTATAAGGAATCAAATCTACATCTTTAGAATCCCATTTTATAGACCCATGTTCACCGTTTTCTTTAATATATATGTGATACTTCATCAAAGTCAAATTACAAATTGGACAAATAATAATCTCTAATCTTTTACTAAGCATTGTCTTAGCCTGTGTCTTTAATCTTTCAATATAACTTAATGGGGTCTCATCTGTTTCGCTGGCTCTCTTCTTTCTAGCAATACCTAGTTGGTCTTGTAGTGTAGTAAAAGAATTCTCAGCGTCTCTAAGCGATTGTATTAGATCTTTATATGTTTTTGAATCTTTTATCGGATTTACTTTAGGAATATGGTCGTGTAAACTCTCTATAGTTATCTCCAACTGACACATCTGTCGTAATGATACTAAATCGTTAGATTTGTTTAGCTCATCTAGTTCATAATCTTTTAGATAACCATTTAATTTTATTTGTAAATCTGCGCCTTTCTTTTTTCTACCCATTAATTTTCCATATAAACTAATTTTCCTGAGTTGTCTACATCTAAATTATCGCCCAAATAAATTAGATGTTTATTTTTAGCCTCTTGCCGACGACGAGATTCTTCAGAGTTTCTACAAACCTTTATCCAATCTTTATTATTACGAATATCGTCTTCATAAGTAGTATAACAAGTCTTACAAAAAACTCCCCTCTTTATTACAACTTCGTTACATATCGCACATAAATGTTCCATATAAAACACCAAGTATTAAATTATAAAATAATAATAAAATATGGCATACGCACATTTGGGCATACCAACAAAATTATAAAAATTTATAATTTACATATCCCAACATCACATTCAGCACATAGTGGTTTAGACAACACTTGCTCACTTCTAGAACCGTCTCTAAAAACCGTCAATCCTTTTAAATTTAAATCATAAGCCATTTTTATTATTTTTTCTACGTCTTCTACTGTAGCGGTGCTCGGTAAATTTACAGTTTTGCTTATAGATGAGTTTGTGTGCTTCTGAAAGGAAGATTGAATTCTAACATGATATTCTGGAGATATTTCATGAGCAGTAACAAAAATATTCTGCCACTTCTCTGGTATTTCTTCTATTCCTCTAATAGAACCATTGTTATTGGCTATTTTATTAACCAACTCTTGGCTAAACCATCCCTCTCTTTTACCTATATCCTCAAAAGACTTACTAACCTCAAAAAACGTTCTACCATCAAGAATTTTGCGCACAAACACCAAACCGTATGTTGGTTCTATACCGCTTGAGCATTCGGCTAAAATTGAAAGTGAACCCGTAGGAGCTATTGTGGTCAAATTAGCATTCCTTAGTGGTGGTGTTAAAACCGACTCTTCAATGTTGGGAAAATTACCTTTTTCTTCTGCTAGTTTGCTAGACGCTTTTCTAGCTTCAATATTTACAAAATCCATAATCTCTTCCGCCAATTTCAAAGCTTCTTCAGAGTTGTAAGGAATACCTAAGTAAAACAAAGTATCCGCAAAACCCATGACACCCAAACCAATTTTTCTATTAGATTTAACCGTAGTTTCTATTTCTTTAGTAGGATAATCTGAAGCATCTATCACATTATCTAAAAATCTAACTGCATGATGTACAACCTTTCTTAGAGAAGAGTATATAATTTTATTTTCTTCCCTATCCACAAATTTAGAAAGATTAATAGATCCAAGCACACATGCCTCGCCGTGTAAAAGATCACTTTCCCCACACAAATTTTTAATCAACATCCCTTTGCTAGGAGTGGGGTTATCTGCTTGTACTTTGTCCCAAAAAACTATCCCTGGTTCGCCGTTTTTCCAAGCCGATTCTGATATAAGTCTAAATAACTGTCTAGCAGACATTTTACGTACTGTTTTGTTGGTTTTTGGATTTATCAACGAAATATCAACATCGTTTTTCAAAGACTTCATAAAAGAGTCTGGAATAGATATGGAAATGTTAAAATTGTTTAGTTTATTTTCGTCGTTCTTACACTTAATAAACTCAACAATGTCAGGATGAGTTATAGTAAGTAGTCCAAGGTTGCCACCTCTTCTCGTAGATCCCTGTTTTATCACTTCACTAGTAACATCAAATACACGCATAAAAGAAACTGGACCGCTGGCTATACCCTCAGTAGTTTTCACCATATCACCAGCAGGTCTTAATTTTGATAGATGTAACCCAATCCCTCCTCCGCAGTTGTGGGTTACCAAATATTTAACATTATACGTGTGATTTTCTATCTCAAAGTCAACCATAGATTTAGTGTTACACGTTTCTATGTTTTCAATTAACATAAACTCTATGTCGTCATGTCTTGTTACGGTGTGATGTACAGTAGACTTAATATTACTAAGTAAACTCTTTTTCCTAGTATTAAATGTAGTTAATTTTGCAAAATCTTCTATGCCACAAGAATATAAATAAAGCGACCATCCACTGTTTATTTTAGAAACATAAGAACTGAACCCCAACGTCTTTAACAATGTTTTAACATCAAGAATTGGTTGTTTGTTTTTATTGCTAACAACACAAACATGCCCCTGTTTTTTCACACTACCGTCAGTGTCCAACAACCCCTCTATAAAAGAAACCTTAAGTGAATCAGACCAACCGAATACAGTTGCTGGTATATTTTCCTTATTAAAGAACCCAATGTGGTTAAATATGGAACTTAGTTTTTTGCTGTTAAATGTTGTCTCTGCGCTATTACCGTTTTTATAACAACCATACTTAAATAAGCCAAACTTAGATACACCAATAACGAAATATTTGTGCAACTTTTTATCGTTATTAGTAAATCTAACCCTAAGTCTGTCCTTACTACCATCACCAAACCAAAGACCTAACATATACGCAACGGAGTTGTCTATACTATTAGGAACATAACAATCATTGTAAACATTCTTTTTACCATTTAATACAGTAGGAAAACTAAACTTACTATTAAA